ATTTCTTGTTTTCAATTCTTTTAACTTGGCATGTGACCCTTGCATAAGCATATTGATATAATCACCATCGTCCAGCCCGCCACCGTGTCTTGAAACAATTGGTACAAGTTTTCTATTACCAGCATTAGGACCATCTTCTGCCAATTCTTCTGGTGACTTAATTTTAAAGATAGAAAATGATGTACATAGCCAGATCAATCTGTCTGATCCAGAAACAGCATCTGTACTCTCTTTGGTTATACCATCACGGTTCAACTGTACAAATGACAAACATGGAATATCCAGCTTAACGCATAAATTATGTAGTGCTGTGATTTGAAATCCTAAAGCTTGATATTCTTGTATATTGTTGGTGATAGAGCTTGATGACATTAGCTTTAAGTAATCATAGACTATTAAGCAATCGTTTGTTTTACCATTCTCATCACTCTTTACTTCTTGCATAATCCATCTAGTGATAAAGTTGATGATTTGCTCAAACGGCTTTCCAGCAACGCTGATATAGCTATATGGTATAGTCTCAAGCATTTTAACTGCTTCCATGACTTTCTCACGCTTATCTTCATCGTTTGTGAATTTTCCAGTAGCCACTTCATTAATTGGAACGCCGCTAATATTAGCTATTAGTCTATTTAAGTGATCGTCCTTTGACATTTCAGTATCAAGCATTAATACTGGAATACCCTTGGATGATACGTTTAAAGCGACGTTATCAGCAAATACTGATTTACCAACCTTTGGTCTAGCAGAAACAAGGTCAACGCATTTTCGTCTAAGACCACCGCCAATGGCCTCGTCATACTTACTGAACCCCGTTGGAATACCAATGATATCACACTTATTCTCCTCTAAGAATTTAACATACTCATTAATATTGCTACCGATCTTTTCTGGAGATTCTCCGGTTGTGTCTTCCCTAAGAAATTCTGTTACCGGATTCTCTAATATTTGTATAATATCATTAATAGACTCTGATCCATCAATTTGATCAACGTCTTTATGAATCTTTGATGTGAGAAGTTTTATCCTTCTTGCGAATTCAAACTTCTTAATTTGTAGTGCGAAACTAAGTATATTATCTTTATTAACCGGAAAGTCAAATAGAGATTTGATATATTTTAGTTCTTGTGTAGTGTTGACAGATTCAGATAATCCAAGTTGGTTAGCTGCGGATAATATTGTTGTAATATCTACGCTCTGACCACCAGATATAACCTTGTCGATACATTTATATAGTATCTGATTGTTAGCATGGCCAAATGTTTCATGGTCTACTATATCATATACTATGACATGTGCATCTATTCCATACTGTAAAAGGCCAGCCAGAAGCGCACGTTCTGCACCAATGTCAGTTAAGTGGGTATCCATAATTATTTTCCTGTGCATCGACTACAGCGATGGCGTTCTCCATAAACAAATCTAGTGTCCTCTTTAAACGTTCTACCACAAACGTCACATTCTAAATCAACTTTTTTGGGTGGCTGTCGATTTCTAGGTGTTTTCTCAAATTCTGGTGTAACAATATCTCTATGCTCACCATTATCTGTCCACTCGTTTTTTCTAGCTCTCACTGATTCTCTTCTCCTTGATTGCTGAAGTTCTTTATTAACTGTGAAATCTTCGTTTACTTGCACAGTGGGTGTAACGGGCTTATCTTTAGTTTTCTTCTTAATTGTCTCTTTATTCGTTTTAATACCATCGTCATTTTTTACCAAAAGTGCCTGCATTAGTTTTTCTTTTTGTTCGTCACTTAAAGACGATAAGAAACTATCAAAATCACTCATTGTCTTTTCCCTCTCTCTAGTAGAATATCGGCCTTTCGTTTTAGCTCAAACACCTTACCATCTAAGGCTTGCAGTCTTGATTCTGCTATAGATCGCATATGATCTACCTTTGTGGCATAGCTATTATCTTTGATTATTGTTTGCTTTTTTACTTCGTGCTTTGTATACTGGTCAAATGAATTGTTATTAGATACAACTAACTTTTCTATCTGATCATTGCACCAATTCAATACAATTTTATTCTTATTTATCTCATCCTGTATGTATGAAGCATAGCTATACAGCATATATGCTGAATCAAATGACTGCTGTTGAGTCAAATTGTTCAACTCCTCAAGTGACATATTAGATACAAGTAAATACTCTTCTTTGAATGAAGAAAATTTAGCATTTACAAGATTGATATAATCATCTATCTGCCCAATGTGATGTGCTAATTTCTCAGACGCAGTTTGTAATTTGTTTTCGCCACTCATCGTCGCTTTCTGAATATTTAAGAACTATGATATCTATATCGTTTATTTCACACCACTCAATTTTATCTTCATCTCTAGCTTTAGCCTTTAAGAAATCTGCCTGACTCTTATGAAAAAATGGATTATACTTATAGTGTTGTTCGCCATGAACTTCAAACCCCATCTTAATGGATGGAATGTAGAAGTCAATATACAAAACTGACTTCCTGTTTAAGGCAGTGCTTCCCGGCAGTTTAACTTCTTCTAATATTCTATAGCTATTGAATATTTCTCTTAACAAGTTTCTAGCCCGAAGATGGTATTTCGATCTCTTACGAGTATCATCATAAAACACATCATAGGAAGATAGGTTCCAAACATATTCCTTACCATTGATTCCTCTAACTTTCATTGAAGTTCCTTGATCTTTGCATATATAAAATCGCTAATAGCACTATTGGCATCTAGAAATTCTGCCACAGCATTAACTCCTTGAAACTTAAAGCATCTTTCAATATCTTCTGGTGTGCTACCAATATTATTATCCTTGAGATACTTACTAATTGTAGGGTGGTTGGTGTCCTCAACGGCACAGGCTATGGTATACCAAGCACCGGCAGCTTTGATAAGTCTTAACTCACAGGCAATATGAATAATTTCCTGTACTTCATCAATACCAATGCCGTATTTAATCCAACTTTCCGCTGTGCTATTTGGTCTACCACCAGCATTAGATGTTTTGATTGACCAGTTCGCAATTTGACCAACGTGAGTGCCAGTGTCCTTTGGAACTTGCCACTTACCTCTATGCGTAATAACCATATTTGTTCCAGCTTGATACTGTACCATGTTTCCACAGTCTGCCATCTTAGCTGGGGCGTATGGAGATCCACCGCTATTAGCAATATTATGAGTAATGCAAATGAGGATTGCTTTGTTCTTCATTAGTGTTCCACTAATCCTCTTAAAAAACATTGAGAGCAATCTTGGTAAAGCATTTCTTACGCCAGTTCTAATTTCACCCTCTAGCTCATCTGATGGAACCATGTTTGATAATGAATCAACAATAATTAAAGATCCAGAATCATTATTAATATACTTCTCAATGATATTTAAGAAGTCTTGTGCTGATAATACACGCTCATTGGTGGATTCTACAATAAGAATAGTGTCTGGATTAAGTCCTTTGATGCCATCAAAATTCTGCTTAGATAGTCTACCTTCTGTGTTAACGTAGATAATTTTTCTGTTGTCTTTTTGACACTTGGCGGCGAAGTGTAGGGCGGTTGTTGTTTTGCCACTCTTGGGATCGCCCGTCATAACAACGACCGATCCCTCTCTTAGACCACCACCTAGAGCGATATCAAGTGCTGGAGAAATACCAATAACTTTCAAAGTATTAATATTGTCTAGCACTTCCGTACCACTCCTTACAACGTCTCCATATTTATTAATAACGTCGTTACTGACCATATCCTCTGCAAATTTTGAACTAAACTTTTTCTTGCTCATAGATTCCTCAAGTTACGGATAGACTTCTTCTTTAGTGTATTATAGCTCTGGCTCGACCTTGTTTCAAGATCTTTTTTCTCAACTTCTACATCCAAATTCACTGCTGGCTTGTTCTTTGCTTCGTCAATAATTTTCTGATGTTTCTCAATGACTTTTTCAGCTTCTGGATTTATTTTATATCCTCTGCCATTTTGGATTGCGATAACCAATAGTCTATCAAAATCCTTTGATTTGATAGCCGATAGTATAGCTTCCTCACTGTATTTCTTCTTGAGTTTAAGTGCTGCGCCGTGCTGCTTTTTCCATAGCCAGTGTAGTGGGTCGCCTTTTGTCCAGAACTTATAAGAGGGCTTTC